GACGCCGGGTATGGCACCGGCTGCATGGCTCGTGACCGCGTCGGCACCGGCGGCGTCCTCGCGCATCGTGATTCCGGAGCAGAGCGCGCGCTATCGGATCAAGCTCGAGCGCGAAGCGGCCGCGCAATTCGGACTCGACGCGCCGGTCGCGCGCATCGCCGCGCAGATCCACCAGGAGTCCGGCTGGGATCCCGCGGCGGAAAGCCCGTACGCGCAAGGCCTCTCGCAGTTCACGCCCGAGACGTCGAAGTGGCTTCCGAACGTGTGTCCCGACGTCGGCAAGCCTGACGCGTGGGACGCCGACTGGTCGCTGCGCGCGATCACCTGCTACGACGCCTACCTCTACGCGCACGTCTCCGGCGCGAGCGAATGCGATCGCTGGGCGTTCACCTTGTCCGCCTACAACGGAGGTCTCGGCTGGCTGGGCCGCGACCGGACCAGAGCGTCGGCTAACGGGGCCGATCCGGCTCGTTGGTTCGGTCACGTGGAATCGTTCTCGGCGCGTGCGCCAGCCGCGCGCGCCGAGAACCGTGCCTACGTGCGCCGGATCCTGCTCGAGCTCGAGGGCGCGTACATCGCCGCCGGATGGCCGGGCGAGGTGGTCTGCACGTGAGCGCCACCGTTGCCGAATTCCTCGCGCTCCTCGCGCTGATGGCCGCCTTCTTCATGGGCGGCTATCTCTACCGAGGGGATCGCGATCGCGACGCGATGCTCGCATCGGCGCATGACGCTGGCGCGTGCGCCTCGAGCGCCGACGCATCGGCCGCTTCGCTGAAAGCGCTGCAGGTGAGGTTCGATGATCTGAAGAAGCGGCACGACGACGCGCTCGCCGCCGCAACAGCCGCGCTCAAGCAACGCGACGACGACGTCGCCGCGCTCTCGGCCGATGCCGAGAAACGTACCGGGGAACTGAGGAGACTCACGCGTGATCGCGACGACTGTAAGCCGCTCGCTTCGCTGGGCATTTGTGCTGCCGTTGCTGACGAGCTGTGGCCTGTTCCAAAGCAAGCCGCAGCCGCTGCCGCCGCGCACTGAAGTGCTCACCGTGGAGACGCCGGCCTACAAGCCGACGCCTCACGAGCTCACCGGGCCGATCATGCCGCCGCCGCGGCCGCCGGCGTATTGCGCCGATAGTGAGGGCGGTCCGCTGATCTGCGCGGTCGACGGACTCGCGACGATTCCGAGTTACGAGAACGCGCTTGATCTGTGCAACCGCGATCGCGTGCGCGCGGAATTTCTCGGGCGGACCGATGGCCAGTAAACGCGATGTCGCGATCGAGCTCGCCGATCGCTGGGACCGCGAGGCGTTCGGCTACGAGCGCGACGCGAAGGGCGGCGACTACACGCCGATCGAGCGGCGCCTTCTGGAAATGCATGCGCGCGTGAAGCGCGGATGCGCGAATGAGCTCCGGATCGAAATGCGGAAGATCTCCAATGCCTGACGTCGATTCCGCTACCCGCGCCGAGCGCGATCACAAGCCGAATTGCGAGGCGTGCGGTGCGCCGACGACCGCCGATCACTTCTGCTTCGGCTGCGGCCACACCGTTTGCCGCGGGTGCGCATCGCGCGGGCGTCACGAAGGCTGGGACGGGCGCCACGAGGTCATTCCGGTACGACGTCATGGATGAAGTCGATCGCGCGCAGGAATCCGAGGAGGCTGATCGCGAGCGCGCGCTGAAGGCGATGCGCGATCGCATCGCGGCCTCTTTCGTCCCGCGCAACCCGCTCGTCGAAGAAGCCTGCATCGATTGCGGTAACGCGATCGAGAAGGAGCGCCTCAAGGCACTGCGTCGCACGGCGCGCTGCGCCGATTGCGCGCACGCGTTCGAGCGGCTCCACCCCGGGATGGTCTCACCGTGAATGACATGACGTTTCCGATGTTGCTGCAGATGGCGAGCATCGCCGCGACGCTGTTCTCGATCGCCGTTGCGATCTACCTCTACATCCGAAGCGCCGATCGCGAAAGCGTCAACCGGATCGACAAGGCCCGCGCCGACGGCGATGCCGAACTTGCCGGAAAGATCGGCGGACTGAATTCGGAGTTCCGCGTCTCTGCGGCGCGCGACCACGACTTCCATACGCGGCTCTCCGTGCTCGAGACGAAGATGCTGGCCGTCCCGACGCACGCCGATCTCGTCAACATCCGAACGGAGATGCGCGAGCTGAACGAGATCGTCGCCACGATCAGCGAGCGCAGCGAGAACACGCAGAGCATGGTGCAGTCGATTCAACGTTACCTGCTGGAGCACGATCGGAAATGAACTTCGCCGAACATCTCAACGCCGATCGCCGTCTCGTCCTGCTTCGCTTGCTGGCCGAGCAGATCGGCTACAAGCAGAACAGCAGCAACCTCACGCACGCGCTCGACCGACTCGGCCACGTCCTCTCGCGCGACCAGGTCAAGGCGCAGCTCGCATGGCTCGCCGAGCAGGAGCTCGTCGCCATCGATGAGCCGGTGCCCGGCGTGCTCGTTGCGACGCTGACCGAACGCGGCCACGACGTCGCGCGCGGTCGCGCGGTGGTTCCCGGCGTCGCGAGGCCGGGCGCATGAAGACGCTGCGAAGGATCTTCGCGTTGCAATTCGTCGGTCTCGCCGGCCTGTTCTTCTTCGTGGGCGCTGGTCTCTGGGCCTTCGCCATTCTGATCGACGGAGAGTAAGCCGATGGCCCGTGCCCGAAAGAGCAAGGTTTCGCGGTTGCCGGCCGAGCAGCGTGCGTTCGTCGAGCAGCTGCTGCGCGAGGACCGCTACACGCTCGATGAGCTCGTCGCGAAGATCCGCGAGCGATATCCCGACGCCGACGTCTCGCGCTCGAGCATCCATCGCTACCAGGTGCCGCTGCGTGAGCTGACGCAGCGCATGCGGGAGATCGACACGGCCGCGCGCGCGGTCGTCGAGGAGCTCGGCGAGAACCCGGACGATCGCGCCGGCGCACTGCTCTGCCAGTCGATCACGACGCTCGCGACCGACGCGGCGCTGCGCGCGAACCAGCGCGACGACGTCAGCGTCGAGGAGGTGCGCAAGCTCGCGCGCGCGGCAAAAGACACGATCGACGCGCGCGCGAAGTCGCTGAAGGAACGGCAGGCGATCCGGCAAGAGGCACGCGAGCAGCTCCTGCGCGAGCAGAGCGAGCGGCTGTCGACGATGGAGAAAAAGCGCGGCATGACGGCCGATGTCGCCGATCAGATCCGAAAGGAAATCCTCGGGGTCGCATGACGAAGAATCCGCTGACGGAGGCGATCCGCGACACGACGGCGATCCGATCGCCGGCGGTGCTGTTGCCGTATCAGCAGGAATGGATCGCCGACGATTCGCAGCTCAAGCTCGCCGAGAAGTCGCGACGTGTCGGCATCACCTGGGCGGAGGCCTCCGACGATGTGCTGATCGCGACACGCGATCGCACGGAGGGCGGCCAGAACGTCTACTACATCGGCTACAACATGGACATGGCCATCGAGTTCATCGAAGCCTGCGCCATGTGGTCGCGCGTATTCGATCGGGCCGCTGGCGCCGTCGAGGAAGGCGAGGAAATCTTCCGCGACGAAGACGATGCCGAGCGGCGCATCAAGACGTACACGATCAAGTTTCCGAGCGGCTTTCGCATCGTCGCGCTCTCCTCGCGCCCGGCGAACCTGCGCGGCAAGCAGGGCGTCGTCGTCATCGACGAAGCCGCGTTCCACGACAAGCTCGGCGAGCTGATCAAGGCGGCGATCGCGCTTCTGATCTGGGGCGGCAAGGTTCGCATCATCTCGACGCACAACGGCGAAGACAACCCGTTCAACGAGCTTTTGAACGAGATTCGAGCGGGCAAGCGCTCGGGCAGCATTCACCGCATCGAATTCCGCGAGGCGGTTGCGCAGGGCCTCTATCGCCGCGTGTGCATGCGGCTCAAGAAGGAATGGACGCAGGCCGGCGAGGACGAGTGGGTCGAGTCCGTCTACAAGTTCTACGGCGACGACGCGACCGAGGAGCTCGACGTCGTTCCTTCGAGCGGCGAAGGCGCCTACCTCCAGCGCGCGCAGATCGTCGCGACGCAGGATCCGGACGTGCCGGTGCTTCGCTGGTCGCAGTCGAACGAATTCGCGATGCTGCCGACCGCGATGCGCGAGGCGGTGTGCCAGGAATGGCTCGAGGAGAACGTCAAGCCGCTCCTCGACAAGCTCGATAAGCGCCGCGCGCATTTCTACGGCAGCGACTTCGCGCGCATCGCCGATCTCTCGGTCATCTGGCCCGTCGAGGAAACGCTCGACACGAAGCTGCGCACGCCGTTCGTCGTCGAGCTCCGGAACATTCCGTACGAGCAGCAGAAGCAGGTGCTGTTCTACGTCGTGCGGGGCCTCCCGAATTTTCGCGGCGGCGCGAACGATGCCGGCGGCAACGGCGGCTATCTCGCCGAGGTTGCCGCGCAGGAATTCGGCGCGCTGCGCATCCAGCAGGTCAAGCTCTCGGCAAGCTGGTACGTCGAGAACATGCCGCGCTTCAAGGCGCACTTCGAGGACAAGACGATCACGACGCCGGCCGACGCCGACGTGCTCGCGGATCTGCGCGGCGTGCGCAAGATCCGCGGCGTGCCGAAGGTGCCCGACGACGCGCGCACGACCGGCATCGACGGCAAGCCGCGCCACGGCGACTCGGCGATCGCGCTCGTGCTCGCGATGTACGCGGTCGAAATGATCGACGTCGGCCCGATCGAATACGAGGCCGCGCCTCAGCATCCGCGCGGCTTCGACAACACGACGAATCAGGGTCCGGCGCGCATGCGCATGCGCGCCGAGGATCCCCTCGACGACATCAAGACACCGGAGCCCTCGGCATGGTGACCAACACCCGCATTCTCGGTCCGGACGGACAGCCGATCCTCACGCGCGACCTCGAGGAGCCGCAGACGAGTCGCGTCCTGCAGCTGCGCACGGAGATCCAGAATCATCCGTCGCGCGGCCTCACGCCGTCGAAGCTC